TAGTTCCCAGTCTAATATCTTACGAACATTAGATGCGTTACGACACTGACGAGACTTAAACAGTTTCATCTTCCACTTCTCTTCAGTCTCTTGAAATGTTGGTGGAAACTCTTTATATAATGATTGAGCATTGATACTATTGTATCGCTGATTGTCGTAGTGTTGTGAATAGAATTTGGTCACTTGTTTGCCTCCATTGAATCAATTAAATGGTCAACACATTCTCTGTAGTCAACACCATTTGTTATACATGCTTGTACATCATTGGCATCAAACTCCTCTTTCTTTGCATAATAATTATCAGTCACAGACTGTAATTCAGCGAAGATACTATTACAATCTTGATAGAATACACTATCCTCATCATAATCATCATTGCCCTGAATGTATCCCTCCATGATATACAATATAGTGGAGATCTGTCCACCAGTCAAGTTTAATCTGTGAGTTGTATTAACATAAGGATCATTCATTCTTCACCTCCATGCGTAATTAATTCCTTGATAACATCAAGTAGTTTGGTGAATACCTCACCATTTGCTCCAAAGTCATCCCACTCTGATACATAACCAATACAATCTTTATCATATCCACCATCAACAAATGAAGGTGCATACATTAAATCATTGTATTCATCAAACCAAAATGCCATGCCAAAGAATTCTGAATAAACTGTTGATGTCATTCTACCTCCTCAATAGTGTAAACTTCGTAATCATCATCATCAATGAACTGCCAGTCCACACCTGATGATCTGGAGATTGACTCTGCTTCAATCTCATCATACGCTTCAATAAATGCAACGTAGTTTGTTACTCTTGAAGCAACAACTTTAAATTCTTTTAGTTCAGTCATTGGCAATAGTGTCCCATACTGAAATGTACAATCTTAACCAGTCTGTCTGGTAATCAGATAGTTTTGGTTCATCACCTATAGTACAAGAGTATAGTATATCATCTGCACTTGCCAATGGCAAATCATGTAACGTGCAGAAATCAGTCAATACTTCTGATAATAGGTCAAGTCTGTCATTAATTGCTGACATTGTGTAATTTGCGGTGGAGATCGTATGTAGTATAATTTGTTATATCTCTCTCATACTCATCCAATCTATCCCAATTCTTTGCTAGATTCTTCTGAAATGTATTCAATCGGTCATCAATGATCGCTTTGAGTACATCAAATTCATGCTGCTCTAGTGATAGTTTTCTCATACTACTACCTCTGATTTAACATTGATCTTCTTGAAAGTCTCAATACATGTAAGTGCTTGAGCGTAAGTCCTGAATGAGATCTTTCTTGCGAATTGCTCATCTGGGAACCAGTAGCGAAGTGTTGTGTTCATAATAAAGAAGAAAGACCTAGGGGATGTTAGTTCTTTTATCGGTTGCGAACCGAGAGGCACATCCATCTCCTCGAATTAGTGGATGGAAAACAAGAGGGTTGCACCGACAACGAAGTGGTTGTTATCCCTCTTTGTTTTCCATACTGTTAGTATAACAGGTTTGGGTGGTCTGTAAACCACTTATGGGACAGTTTGTTGACTGTCACCCATAATTGATGGAAGTGATAGGTGAACCATTAACATAGGAACCCATCACACAAGCACCATGACGTACTTCAGCATAACCATACTCTTCAGATAGGTCAAGGCATAAACCCCAACAGTCATCAAGATCAACAAATGAGGTGTTCTCAAATGATGCTGAAGGGCAATGAACTGAATACCTCATGGACTCCTTTGTTGTTTACTATTCTATTATAATGCGTCTAGGTCACTGTGCAACTTTCTATGTGCCACTTTGTTGACTGTCACACCCTCTGTGAGAGGATAGCACAATTTATCGTACAATTCACTGCACTTACCATATTGTTCTTCAATAATGGTCTGATTCTCCTTATCCAGTGCCATTAAAGCACTGGTAAGGATACGCAATTCATTCTCTGATAGTACAATTGAATAATGATAACCTTTATCATCTATTAGTATATCATCCATATATTACCTCACCATGTATTGCAGTTTGTACAAACCAGTCTGCCATATCAGCATCACATACATTATTCTCTGGGTTAATGATATACTCATATACCATTGCTCTTCTATCATCAGATAGACCAACTTCATTAACAGTCTTGGCACTTGCAATCTTTACAATTGCTTTCTCAAGACAATCTTTAGTGAAGTCAAACTCTGACTCTTCTTCAGCATCATGTATGGTAGCAACCAACTTACCATTTACTGTCTTGTAATCCAATTCATCTGCCCAGTAGTTACAACCGTAACCTGCCATCTCTAAAATACCATCTAATTCTTCATCAGATAGTGTGTATTCAATTGTCAATGTTTGAGTCATGTGTTTGCAAGGATAAGTAGTTTACCTAATAGTCTAGCATTTAATTGTGCAGTATCATCATCAACATATATTTCACATTCATTTCTCATCAATCTAATGAGTGTCTCCCACTCATCAGACATCAGATTTGTTGCTGGAAGTGGGAGTGCATGTCCCCACGCATATTGATCGTTTTTCATGTCAACCACTTATCGTCAGTTGTTTCTAATAGTTTACCGACCTTATATTCATATCCATCACAATACTCAACCTCTTCATAATGTTTGCAATGTTCAAAATCAGATGCAATTCTCTTTGCTTCAGTTTTGTTTTCTGCACCAACTGTTACTGAATAGTAAACAATTTTCTTTGCTTCAAATGTGTAACTGTTTAATAGATCGGACATTAAAAGTTCCTCCATATATGTACACCATGATTAAATTCTATCTCTTCAAAATCATATCCTAGTCCACTATCCCATGTTCTTTGATAATCTATACAAACCCATGATGGAATATCATCTCCACTGGAGTCTAGGTATTCTTGTACAAACTCTTCTACACCTTCATAGTATCCATAATATGCTTCAGCACAATTCTCTACATTCTCTACATAATTATTCTCACACCATAAATCTACTGCCTCTTGTTCAGTTCCTTCAGTAGTATAGATGTCATCAATTGCTTGCCAATAGTCCTCAATATATTCTATCTTCTCTTCACCATATTTGTCGATAAAGTCAATTGCTTTATCCCAATCGAAGTCATTGATAAGACTATCTTCAATTATTTCTTCTATATGCTCAACCGTTGCAGGTTTTAAAGATTCTTTTGTCACTGGGTGTACGGGTGTCGAAGTGGTCATAATAAAGAAAAAATCAGTGGGTTAAAAGTAAAGTAGTGGGCATGGTCAAGAGGTGCTTCACCCTATCCTAACTCATTATGAGTGTAATTAAGGGTACTAACTCATGCCCACTATGTTATGTAAACTAACCTACTCTCTGGACTAACACCTCTAGCACTGCTAGAATGTCATTTCCAGTCTCACAATCAGCAAAAGTCTCAAGTAGAGTTGCATAATTTGTTTCAACAGTCATTTTAAAAAAGTAGGTAAATGGTTTACAGTGTGTTAAGGGACTAGGGTAAGTAAATTACTCTGACATCATGTGACTACTTCTCACCAAAAATGGAATTGTTAGTCTAGTCAGAAACCTAGTGATCCCTCAACAATATGTACTATACATCAGATTGAGTATAGTGGGGAGATTAGTGGACACTTTGTGAAGTGGCATACTCTAACCTCTGTGTCATGTGCAGATCATTTAAGGTGGCAATACAATTGTTTACCACTCTACGGATGACCTGACGAGTTGGAGTACTCGCAAACTGTTCAGTGTATGGAGCGTACTCCTCAATGATACGGTTCACGCAAATTGATACATCACTATTATACCTAGTGGCAAATGTACCGTTCTCATCTTCATAACCATTAGTGAACATATAGTCCACATTGTCCTGAATGATTTCAAAAAGCATGGATGCCTCGAATTTGTTTGACTCTTTAATAATAGCAAAAAATCCCCACTGTGGGGGATTTGGTGGACAGTTTGTGACCTGTCACATCTATGAGAATAATGGTCTCATGTAATCCTTGAACTCTTCACACATTGCTCTTGCTAGTATGGTCAATTGCTTTGGATCAGAATTGTTACCATCAGCAACCAATTCGTCATAGCAAGCACTGGTAATACCAGCATCAGTGATGTCATACTCATGGAGTTGAACGTGCTTGAAAAATGACATAGATGCCTAGATTTGTTTGACTCTTATAATATAGCACCAAAAACAACCAATGGGTGAAATGGTGGACACTTTGTTAACTGTCCTAATCAGCGTACTCATATTCCAGCATGACCATACCACAAGCATGTGCCTCTATAATACTGTCATCTTCTTCAGGGTGTTCATCATAATATTTTAACTCATTAGCAATATATTCTTCCCAAGTCATAATGAACACCTTTGAAGTACAATACTATTTTATCATACTTTGCATTAAAAATTAATAAATCTTAATGTTTACTCAAGAATGTCATCTCCTAACTTCCAACCAAAACGTCCTGAACTGCCTTCTTCTCTGTTCTCCATAGTTTCAAGTAGATCGTGGACACTGATCAAATTGTCTATATCGTGCATCATTTTACCAATGTGCATGTTAATATATGGTTTCTCGGATCTGGCAGCAAACGCTAACGCATTTCTTAAACTCTCTTGTGCCTCTCTTAATGAGGACTCAACTTGTTCTGATAGTGCCATTAGATATATTTTAATTATATAATATTATACCATCAATTCACATTGATGTCAATTAGCGTGTAGTATAATATTCTTCTACTAATTCTATTATGTTAGATGATATTGTACTTGCTGAATCATCATCCCAGTCACTCTCACCTAGAGTGTGACCCATACTGTAAACTTCATACAATTTCTGGTTGATATTATCAACCAACATGTCGTAATTTTGCATTATTTTATACTTTAGCGTGTACCTCGTTGAGATTATACTTATCAACAATCTTTTCAATAGTATGTAGCAATTTCTGAATACGATTTCGTTTTCTCCATTGTTTCCATGCTTCAATACTCATCATAGTTCTCCATACAGGATCACTAATAATAAGAAATAATATTATTGCTGCTATGTCAATTGTAATGAGCATTGATCTCTTTTTTTACTATCTATATGTTTAATGTTTGCTTAATCATTATCTGGGTATGACATATTGTATACTAAATCAACAATAGTATCACGTATTTCCATTAATTCATTATAACATTTCTGATTATGTGCACAACTTCGTAGAGTATTATCGGGTTTAATTAGCGACTCTATAAATATCGCTTTGGCACGATTCCACTTCTCTAAATGTGATTCATTTTCGTCTAAAGTATTCTGATCTTTCATAATTTGAGGTAAATCTTATTATATAGGAGACATAATATCAATATTATATCATATTTTTCTTCATTAATTTCTAATATAATCATTCAACAAATAGAACCAAATACCAAATAATAACATTATAGTAAATATTCTAATATTTTCCCAATTAATAACAATCATAATAAAATTGCACCAATTATTAATCCTTTAGCAAATGAAATACAAAGTAATTGATAATCAGTTAAATTAAATTTCTTTTGGAATTTAGAAACGAGATTTCTATCCCATGCGACAACCTTATCAAAGATTTCCTGTGTTTTATCGGGCAATCCCATTTTCCTAAAAAAGTGAAAATACTATTTATTCAACTTTTCCAAAAAGACAAAAAACTTAAAAATCAAGATTTGTAAGTTAATCCAGTTGTTGACCATTCAGTATATTGTATAGATTGGTCTCTTAAATCAATTCCATCCGCAGTTATGAATTTTCTTGCTCGGTCACATCTTTCGAATTGGTTGCATAATATCCTGCTACAAATAATGTCAGTGAGAGTACCGTTGCTAGAAAATACATACTGCAAGTTAATTCTGAAATCAGATGTGTTATACCCATTATGCATGATGCCATCATGTTCTATCATATCATAGATGTTATACATTATATATTCACATTGCTCAAGTGTCAATAGATTGTAACGCTTTAACCCAAATATATGTTTGTTCGCACCCTGATAGTATGATGGTCTGATCTTCTTCGTCATCACCATCTCATCACCAGTCATCTCCTTAAATGCTGACTTCTCATACTGTCTCATACCACTGATGACTTTTGGATATTTCAAATCCATATCAAATATCACCTTGTCAGGACAGATAGTTAACCGACCACCTACATGCATCTTATTTCTTGTGCTATACTCACTCAATTCTGATAACAGTGAACTATTGAATGATGATAGATCATATTCTTTGGCAACAACAGTAATACCATTTACTGTACCATACTGGTCATGGGTCATACCCACCAAATGTGGACCAGTTTGCCCCTGTGGATTAATACTCAAAACATTTTCTATTTTCTCCCACACATCATTCAAATGTTTTGTGTTTGTTCCCTTAATATAATGTGGTTTCTCTGTAAGCAGTACATCATATGAAAGATCGAACCTAGTAACGTATGATTTTATCTCA